TAAGTTCTGACGGCTTTTGACCCAAGGATAAACAATGGGTCATCTGCGCTAACGTTGAGCATTTATACGTTAACCTCCCGGAACGACCGGAATCAGAAGTGTACAAGTACACAGATGGATTCTCGAATTTAGCACGGAATTATTAAGGAGATTTACACCTCCACCTTTTTGGGACATTTAATACTAGAAACCCCCTTGATCCTTGATCAGGACCAAGAATATGACAGGTCCAGATGGTCTTCTACCATCTGCCTCTGCATGTCGGCAGGTAACATTGCAAGAAAGGAAGAGGAGAAATCCTCTACCAGTTTGCTCTGTACCCGCTCGGAATTGAAATCACGTCGAGCACGCTCAAGACGCGAGTATAATGGCTCAATTTTACCGAAATAACGAATAGAATTAAGAGGTGGGCAGACGGGTCCATGGTTACCAACAAGTTTGGCAAACCAATACTTTTCCAGCGTTTTAACACTAACTGGAGAAAGGTCTGATTTCCGAAGAGCCATGCGCACTGCATGGACTTCGGGAATTTCACCCCCAAGAGTTTGATGCGTTGCTCTTTGCATCATACTCAACCTCATCAACCATTCATCATCAACGTTAACATCCTCCCCGTCTCTTAGGACGAGGTCGCCGAACATCCAACGGTAGTTCACCGTAAATCTCCTGAACTTGGAGATTGACAACCTGAAATCCGGGGCTTGCATCCTATAAAGAGCAAGTTTCGGATCCCGTATGAACTTTGCCGCCATAATTCGCTGTTGACGTGTGTATCTAACTTCCTTATCAGAAAACTTAGGGTTTAATCCATACCCACCCAATGGGGCAGGAATGAACCAATTCGGAATAAATCCCGAAATGTCACTAGACCACCTCTCCATAATCAGAGGGATGGCCTTTGCAGTCCTAGGTTCAAGTTCACACATCTGATTAACTGCCTGTGCAATACCGACAGGTGTAGCATGGCTATCCCCGCACTTAAGCGAGGAGCCTGCAATCAGACGCTGATTTAGATACCCACATCGTACCATCTTATCACCCCTTCGTCGAAAGAGCTGACTATTAATAAGACAACTATGGGAGGACAAATAGTCCTTCCCGGCTGACTTTAGAAAACCAAGATTCGAAGATACATCATCGAAAATCTCGGATAACCGGCGATCACATTTGAACAAAATATCATCACCATTAATAATCACATTCCGCAAAAGAACACCCTCTCTTTCCTTCGAGAGGCGCACTTCTTTGGAATATCGCTCCACCGCAGCTCTATATGCAGATAAATTAATCGCGCACAGAATTGCAAAAGAAAGTGGATGGCCCATCAATTGGCCTTCAATCAATTCCGCCCTACTCCCATCGGGGTAGGTCGCCATGAAAGACTGGGACAGGGTCATCATCGCAAGGGCATGCTGTGGTGCATGGGTTAAAACGCCCATCACCAGAGTAGTTGCCTCGCGCTTGACTAAGTCTGTCGCAGCTTCATAATCACCACTCCTCCACATACAGAAAAAATCAACCTCTTGATCGAGCTGATTTATCCTGTTAGTTAAGTCTTCGTCTCTCATTGTAGAGAAGGAAGATCGTTTCCACGCATTTAGCATCACACCCTGTAAGGGTTGTAATACTGAATACAAATACCCACTACCTTTAGACAAAATCCGAAATTTACCCGGCTCCGGTAACGCGATTATCTCGACGTTCCGGCCAGCGGTGTCAATCTCGGAAATGGCTATATCTTCAAACTTTGAAAACTGTTCCTGTCGCCATTGTGCAAAAGACAGATTCAGTGAAGGTAGGGTACCCAACTGTGGGTACTCAATTTCAAAGGAAAAGGGTTTGGTGAGCGCCAATGCTCCGCCAGCCCTTCGGGATTTCTCATAACAAGCACTTCCCGTAGGTAGGAACTTCGAAACATCATCCAACTTATCAAACAGTTGGCGACTCGTAGTTCTAAGGTGATACTGGATATCACCCTCAATTGGTGGACGAGGAACTGATAAACGCTCCTTGTGCTTAGCCAAGGCCATCTCTTTCTTTTTGTCCGAAAGGGATGTCCATGACTGCTTGCAACCCTTCTGTAGTGAATACAGAAAGCTTGCATCGCCGTGCTTGATTGCACGAAACACCAATCTACTTACAAGACCTGAGAACAATGGTCTATAATTATCCTTTGGTTTCGGATAACCAAGACTATTTCCCTGAAAATAGACGTATAGGTATTTGTCAAAATAATACTTGACGTAGGATTGCTCCTCAGAGAATTCGTCAGAAATGTCGACGATTCTCTGGGCTGTCTTGTGCAATGACAGAACAATCTTTCTCCATCTCATTCCGTTTCGCACTTTAACGAATGAGAGAATGGCTAGGACCACAGACTTAACTATTGCTCTAATCGAGTCTCGCTGATCGCGAGACTCGATGGCGTCGATAGGGATGTCTCCTAGAACATCCGACACCAAACGGGACAATCCTGTTCCCGAGATGCTTGCACCAATGCAGCATCTGGAATCATTCATGTCAGCAGCCACTGTACTGCCATCAGCGCGCAGTGCAGACCTATCGAACCTAATGTCTCGATGGGCTGACACCCCTCCCCGCGTGGGAGGGAAACA